TGAGGAAGCTGTACTTGTACGCACCCAGCGTGATGCTGTCGAACGTGGGGTCGGACTCAGCAATAGCCGAACCTTCAGCCTTCAGCGAAGCAGTGCTGTAAGCGGTCATGGTCGGAACAGTGATGTCCTCACCGGAAGTGGTGTTGAAAATCTCGGAGGTGTCCAGCATGGGACCAACGAGACGAGCAACCTGGAAAACCTGGTCGTAGAACGAAACAGGAACAGTGTTGCTGGAAGAAGCAAGCGCACGCTTCTCGAACGTGTGCGAACGCACGTCGCCCATACCAATGGCGCGAAGCATGTCACCCTCGTTGCGGGCTTCCTCAGAAGGAACGTAACCGCGTGAAGCTTCAGCAGCCTCAGCTTTGCGTTCTTCCTGACGCTGTGCAACAGCAATGGCCTCATCAGCCGAACGGATGTCAGCTTCGAGAGCGTTCACCTTGTTTAGTGTCTCTGCGTCAAGACCGCCGCGTGCCTCAGCCGAGTCCAGGGATTCCTGAATCTGGGCGGTAAGGTTTGCGCGGAGTTCTTGCTGAGACTTTACGAACTCAGACAATTTTGTCTCCTTATAGTGTGATTACATTTACAGTCGCGCTGACGCAGACTTTCACACGGCGGTGCTAACACTCAACCGATACATTAATTTTACCCCAGTAATCACACTTGGGGACAAAAGACCCTCCCGGAAAGGGGGAACGGGAGGGGAAACCCGCTAGCGCTTCTCTGCGGCTTTGAAAACGCGGGTTTCTTTGACCGGTTCTGCATCCTCACGCTCAACCTTGGGCGCGGGTGCAGGAGCATCAATGGCGACAATCGCGTCAGCCCAAGCGTCAACCAAGTTTTTTACAGGGCCAGACTCAGGGTTTCCCGCAACGTCAAGGATTACCTTTTTGATTTCAGCTTTAGTAGCCATAACTAAATCCCCTTCAGGAGTTGTTCGAGTTTCTTCTTCTTTAGTTCAAGCATAGACGCATCAATGTCATCGTCTTTAGTTTCCTCAACCGGCTCCTCAGCCTTCGGGGAAAGCTCATCCACAACCTGAGTAAGCAAGCTAGCCTCAGTGTCCGACAAATCCAAACCAGACTCAATCTTCAGCATGGCGTCCGCAAGCGCGTCAGCATCCACACCAGCACGCTTAGCAATCTTGTCCAAACCGCGAACCGCAGTAGAACCAGCAGTCTGCGCGTAAGCGGGAAACGCGACAATGCTTGTCTCGAAAAGACGCACCGAGTTGAGAACACGCTCATCAGCGGACACCCACTCATCCCCGCCCTTGGGGACAGAGAAACCAAAGCTCATTGCGTCAACATCGCCACGCTTGATGAGGTAAGCGGCGTCACGCCCAGCCTGAGTGTCAGGCAGATCGGCGGAAACGCGCAAACCAACAGTGTCTTCTTCGAGACGGAGTGTGCCAGCGCGGGTAGAGCCAAGCACAGTGCCGGACTCGTGATTCCACAACAGTTTGATGTCGTTGCGGGACTGCAAAGAACGCTTGAAAGCGCCAGGAGCGATACGTTCCGTGAAGGGCAACGGTTGGCTAGGTGCGTCAAAGACGGCTGCGTAACCAGTGAAGGTCATGCCCCCACCGTCCAGCTCACGAACCTCAAACGTCGTGTTGTTGGTCCGTGTCTCGATTTTCGCCATGTCTTTAGCCTCCACGTTCACAAGCTGACGGTTTTCTTCTTCAAGTCTAGCAACGACGCCCTCAGCATATTCCATTGCTCGGCGGGCGGCGCGTTTAGACGGACCGGAACCCCACAGCAAGTGAGCGACAACACCAGCGGACGGGTAATCGTCGTTACCGGGCTTCGCCGCGGGCGAGTCAAGGTCACCGAGGTGCCGAGAAATCCAGGCAGCCAACCGAACCCACTTGTCAGCGGTCACGTTGCCCTCAGCCATCGCACGCGCCTCACGGACAGTCTGCGGACGCAAACCGTCACCCGAGTATCCTTCTTCGTGATACTTCAAACCTTGACGTGCCGCTGCTCTCATGTAAGCAGGCGGGGTCAAGTTCACCTCGCGTTGCTCCATCTCCATAGAACGCAAGCTACTAATTTTCGTCAGAGTAGAGAACTTGTGTCCTACGAGAGTTTCGGACGCTTCGTACCCTTCTTCACCTTCCCGCCATATGCGGATAAGAGCTGCTGGATCATCTTCACTCCCTTCGATTGTGAAGTCACTGTCAGGCACATTGATTGTGCCGTTTCTTTCGATTCTTTCGATTTGTCCCCTGGCGCGACCACCAGATGTGTTCCAAGAAACAAAGTCGTCAACCGCGAGCGCGTCAGGCGCAGCCCGTTCACCTTCGTGCTCCGAGTCAGCCATCAACGTGCCATCTGGCATGTAGTGGTAACCCTCGGGCGGTTCCGGCATATTACCCTCGTCGTAATTAAAGTCAGGCATCTCATCCTCAACAAGGGCGCTAATGCCACTCAGTTGTGAGAACTTCAACCCCAGAAATGTTGAAGCCTCAGTCCACTGCCCGTCAATCTGCTCGTACATTTGCACAAGCGCAGCAGGGTCATAAACGGTCCCCATAATCTGCACGCCCGAGTTAGGGACATCAACGCTTCCAGTAGTGACAACCTCACGGATGCGACCCTGATAGGTTTCACCGTGGTCCTTCCAAGAAACAAAGTCGCCTGGCTTCAACGTCCCAGGCATGGCACGCTCACCCAAAAACTCAGAGTCCTCGTTCTGTGCGATTGCGACTCCCTGATCGATAGCGTCCTGTTTAGTATCGTGGCAACCCAAAACTTCGCCGTCCTCTTTGATTGTTGCCCAACCTGAGCAACCCTCCGCTGAATCGGTAATGTAATAAGGCATTAGTGAACCTCTATCCTAATCCACGACACAGGATGTTCCCCACCGTCGCTGATCATGTAAATGTCATCTAGCGGCGGCAAATCAAACTCTTCCGACGTTAGCCCAATAATTTTGTAACCATTTGCCACTGTTACATTCGGTCCGCCAATGTAAAGTTCTTTAGTGTTGTCATCATTGTGGACATAAAGACGACTGTAAAACTCACTGCGCCCATCTACCCTGACGCGACTTGTGCCTACCGTTTGGCGTCCATTAGTAATCATTATTCGACAACGTACTCCGAGTTAGGGTCCTCCGGGTCAATCTGCGCCGTCGGTTGCAACTGCACAGACGGCAAACCAGTGTGGTCAATCGCGGGCAGACCAAGTTTGTCCATAACGTCAGCAGGATCGAAACCAACCTGGATAAGACGTTGAGCCATATCCACCTTCTCGGTTTCTTCCTTCAACGTGGCAGCAGCAACGTTCACGTTAGCCAAAGGCACCCGAACAGTGTCAGCCGACGGGTCATCAATGCTCTGCAAGTCCTCAAGACGACGCACATCATTGATTGTGAGGAAACCGGACAGCAAACCAGTGCTGTACGCGCTCATACGCGAGTTGATGTCCGCACGAAGCAGACCGTCCAAGTTGAACTTGATAAACGCGGTCTCTCCGCCAGGGTAGCGAGCCATCAAAGGTGAGAACGCCGACTCAAGCTTCTGCACAATAGGTCGCAGACAGTGAATAACCCAAGCCAGGTTGTTTTGCTCCACAGAAGCGTAAGTGTTCGTGCCGGGAAGACCAAGGAGGTGCGGTGGCACGTTGAAAGCGCGAGCAACATCCTCGACAGCCATACGGCGTGAATCAATAAACTGTGCCTGATCGTTACCCACCGACGTTGGTTTGTAAGAAGCCCCGCCGGAAAGAATACCGGTGCGGTGTGAACGCTTCCAACCCTTGTGGCGTGCGTCAAAACCTTCTTGCAAGTTCTTAGCCTGCTCAGCAGTCAACTTGTTCGGGTACTCAATGATGCCCTGAGTGGTGGCACCAGCACCAAAGAAGCGGGCAGCGTAGTTACGCAATGCGATAGCAAGACCGAAGTCCTCTTTCAGAGCCTCCACGCGAGAAACACCACGGATAGCGCCAGGACGCACAACGTCAGGAATATGAATCATGTTGTCCGCAGACACAGGACGTGACTCGTTCTTCACTTCGTACATGACCCTGCCGAGACCGTTACGGCGGATAGTCACATCGAGAGGGTTCAAAACAACCAAGTTGTTGATGTCGCCACGACGATTGCTATACACGCGGATAAAGGCGTTACCGTCAAGCAGCATAGAAACAATCACGGCACCGTAGAAAGCTTCCTTCGTGGTGTCCACGTCAGGTTGCGTCACCCAAGTCGGGCGAGGACGGAAAGCGCTACGGCGACCATCCAACCGAATGTAAGAATCGACAGGGAGAGTAGAGATTGTGTCGCTGATGAGGCTGACCGCCGAGAAGATCGCGTTCACCTGGAAAGCGGTCTCCTGGTTTACAACAGTGCCAGACTCGTTCTCCAACTCAAGGAAGTCACCCGAACCCCAAATCGTCTGAAACGAAAGGGCGCGTTCCTCGCCGTCGTTGTAGAACAAATCACCAAGCATTACTTACGCTCCAAACTCAAACCGAACAACACCGCGAACGCACCGGCAACAATAAGTCCTGCTGGCGGGAAAATAAAAGCGACACCGACACTGATAGCGACAGCGCCCCCAATTTGCAACCCATTTACTAACATAATGTCCTTAGAAGAAAAACTCCGGCACTCCTTCATCTATTCTACTTGCTGTTGCTCGGTCATAGGCGATAATGAACGCAATAGCGGCGTCAATCTTCTTCCGTGACGTTGCAGACTCCTTCGTGACCCTCTGACCACGGTGATCCATCTTGATAACACAGTTATCTATATGCCGAGAGAGCACCGGGTCGCCGTCATGCACCAAACGCTCCTCAGTGA